ATCTAGCTGTTTATTTTGCAATATACGATGCTTTAATGCATTTCCAAAAAGAGCCTCACTAAAATTTACAACTGCTATATTAATTCCTGCATAGTTTTCTGTGGAGCCTTCTTTTCCATACAAACTAGTTACATCAATATCTACAAGACATGATGTATTTGCATGTTCCCAAGCATTACCGATTAACTCGCTTACTACTTCTGAAATATCATCTGCACAACTTTGCTCAATTCCACAATATCCTAAATAGCAGGTAATATCTCCCATAGTTTTAGAAAGTGTATCATCTCCATTATTATATGCAAGCACCTTTCTGAAATGCGTTTGGTATATATCATCATAGAACTTTGCCTTGCAACGTTCTGTATTTTTTCCATTTGCCCATATTAATGAAGAATACTTTATTCCTTCTATGTGTATGCTACTTCTGCATCTAAATTGCATACGCACATTATAGTCATATTTTTCAACCATAACATACCAAATTATCTCTAAGAATATATATGTCAACTTATCTTCAAAATTCACATCCCCCAATATTATATTTATTGGAACATGAATTTTATTGTATTTTCATACACAACAACTCCCTGCTTTGTTCTAATCTTTTTGGGAAATGTTTTCGGAAAGTTCTTCTGAAATAATAACTCTACATTTTCCATTCTAGTCCTCCTGTACTCATATCATACAACATTCCCCTAAAATTTCAATACATTTTTCAATATGATGTTAAAAGTTTAAAGGAGCCGCTAATAAAAAACAGCTCCTTTAAAACATTTTATCCTACATCTAACTTTGCCATCAAAGCTTCTTGTAAAACTTTCGATACATTAAGATTTGCTTCCTCTGCCTCTTGATTCAACCAGTTTGGTAACGTTACATTTCTTCGTACCATTCGTTTATCATTTTTTCTACGATAGAAAAGGAAATCCACATCAACCAGTGTTACAAAGCCTTTTCCATCATCCGCAAATGTTCCTTCTTCAGGATGAATACTCAATAGATCAGATGGCTCTGGAAGCTTTTCACCGGCATCTTCCATTGAAATTCCTTTAAGTCCGATTGCATCTCTTGCCATCGTTATAGCATCCGCATAATCTTTCCCCTGTGTCAAGATCTCCATATCTGGAACCTCAATCAATACGGTTCCATCGTCCACTCGTGTTAGTATTGTTGGATATACTTTTTTGCTCATTTTCTTCACCTCCTTTGATAATACTATCTTTCCAGATTCTATATGAAAAATATCGGGAAGAAGGGGGAATCCCTTACAGTAATCCCCTTCTCTTCAATATTGCTTTTGCTAATCTCTCATTGATTTCTCCATGTCTCGGAACAGTTTCTCTTTCATTTCCTCGAACATATACATCATGATTTCCACCATGACGTTCAAAGTGAAATCCGCCATCTGTTAGCTTTTTTACAAAGTCTTTATTTTTCATATAGCCTCCTTTCTATGATTATATTATACACATTTTATACACATTTGTCAAGTGTGAAAATGTGTATTTTTTACACATTATTATTTTTCAAGTATTCATCAATTCTCCTACTTACCCCACTCTGTGCCATATGCACTTTCTGCGCAATCTTTTCTTGGCGCATCCCCTCTAAGTAACGTAGCCGAAAGATTCTCTGAATTTTGCTATCCTCAATTTCAAAGATCCACTGTTCGATCTCCTCCTGCTCCTTCTGAAGCTTCTCGATCCGGCTGGAATATCTCTGCCGCAGGCGCTGCTCTTTGCTATAATTATATCCCGTTACTGTCTGTGGACGTGGATAACCTTTCCGGTAATCAATGATCGTGTCGCTTTCTACCAGCTTTTCCTTTCCTTCCTCGGTACCCATCTTCTGTAACTTTCCCTGCAGTTCCTTAATTTCATCGTTATTGCTTCGGTACGCTTCCAAGCGCTCCCGTGTCATGCCTTCTGTTTCCATCGGTATTACCTCCTCTCACAATAGCTACTGCTTCTTCTCAACATCATTTCCTTTCTTGATCCATTTGTGCAACATCCATGCAAAATATGGTGCAAACAACCATCCACAAAAGATTGCCATAATACACAGCGATATTGAGCGATCATCCCCATACTTTTCCCACTCTGGAAGAACTTCTTTAAATGCATTCTGTGTATACATAACTGCGTAAATTGCAATAGATGCCAACTCAGCCCCTATCACTAACATTAACAATAAAATCATTTCGTTTTTCTCCACCACTTTCTTTTACTTTGATTTCTCTGTTTAATATTCTCCAGAAAACTAGAATAGGCAGCTCTCGCACATTCTTTCTTCACCTCTGCAGGACGTCGATCTGCATATTCGACCATATCTCTAATCATCTGCTGAACACGATCTTCCTCACTGTGGTTATAGCCGTATTTCTGGCAATATGCTTTCTTTTTCTGACGCTTATTCATAGCAGCCATCCTTCCTACGTCTTTCCTGGCGCTCATATTCTTCCTTTGTCTTATAAAACTTGCATTCCTCTGTTGCACAATACAGCTTTGTCAGCGCTGTGCAGCGATCTGTTTTTCTCGCTCCGCAACGAGCGTCAAAGCCGAAGCAGTCTCTTTTTACCATGTCTCTCCTCCTCAGATTAAAAATATTGTGATTTTATGGATTTTGGCAGCCTCTGCCACCTTCTGCCATAGATCGGCATTGGCTACTGGGTTTCCGTTTGACTTTTTCCAGTCTGCCTTTTGCCAGGTATTCAAATACTGGAATCCAGTTTTGTGCTAATCTGCACTGGTATCATCTTTCTCCCTCATCCAAGTAGTTGCGGCCGAAGATCTCCATGAAGTATCCTCTTGTCCCCCAGTGGGCTTCAAAGGCTTTCTGTGCATCCTCATGCAGGATCTGGCGATTCTCATTGCCATTCATGCTGTCGTGTACCGCGTTTGGACCTGTGCGGTGACACGGGATACATAGATATACTTTCAATCCATACTTCTCAGAAAAGCGGCGATTCGGACCGCCAAAGCAATGGTGTTCTTCGGTCTGGCCAAGTGCTCCACACAGGTAACACTCGCCCTTTCTTGTCATCATTCGTGTTTTTGCCATGTTCTTCTCCTTAGTCCATATTCATGCTGATCTGTCCCGGAATCTCTTTATCTTCCTGCGCCTTGCGGATCACATTGGCAATGTTCTTGGCCTGTATCATATGACCTTCCCATGCCACCCAGCGCCCTTCCTCTGCTGCCTGCAAGGCTCTCTCGAAGCAACCGCGCATTTGATCAACCCACTCTTGCGCTGGCGCATTTTCTGGTTTCTCTGATACAACACCCTTTACATTTTCCAATCGTTCTGATTTTTCAGAGGTTCGTTCTGGTTCTTGTGGCTGTTCTTCCACTTTCTTTGGCTCTGGTACAACTTCCCGTACAGGCTTGTCATCCCGCATTTTTGTTTCTGGTTCAGAAATGGGATACGCAACAGCTCTTGATTTTTCAGGCACTAGAGATTTTTTCTCCTCTGCCTTTTTCTGAATTGATGCTTTTGGGATATTTTCTGACTTCTGTGGCGCAACCTTTGGCGGTTTGCCCTTTGTCAAAATTTCCACTGTTTTGGGTTTTGATATTTCCTGATCGCCCTGTTCCATTGGGCGACCATATAAAGAAAACCATGCCTGTTCCGGAGTCTTGTCGATTGGGCATAACACACGGATTTCTCTAACCATTTCTTCCGGTGTATACTGCGTGCGAAGCTGAGTGCGAACATTCGTGATTGTGATTTCCCTTTCATCGATAGAAAACATCATCTTGCCCTTGCCTTCTACACGAACCATTGCCATTCCAGATCCTGTTGGTGCTAGCGCTTCAAGCAATGCCTCTTCTGCATCTGGCTGATATACTGCCGTAAAGACTTGAGAGTAGCGCTCTGGCATCTTGTCAAAATACTGATACATTGTTTCCTGTGCCAGTGTAGCCAATTCTACTTTCGGTTCTTCTAAAATCACTTCGAGATCGGTTTTTTTCATTTCCTCCGTGATCTCCGCCTTAATTTCTCGAATTTCCTGACGCGTTGCTGTTGTCGGAATTGCCGCAATCACCTCATCTGGTAAAGTAAGCATCTCTGCCAACTTAGTCATGCCGTATGCTTGATACCGATCTGCCAGACGGCCAGAATAACCGCCTTCTGAAAAGCGATCGTTGATTGCTATGTAACGAGACACGATGTCTGCTGTCAGGCCATAACGCGAAGATGCAAATTCAGCTGCGCTTTTGAATCCTGACTCATGCAGGATATCTGTATCTCTCGCAACTTTCAGAAGGTATCCGATGCGAACAAATCCTTCCGATGCCTCCTTGATCTCATGATCCATGGCCTCTTGAAATGCCTGAAATCCTTCAATTTCTGTTAATGCTGTCATTTTATGCTCCCACCTCCATTAAATCTGCCATTAACAATGCCCGTAACTGGCGGTTTCTCTCTGTTCCATTCCGCAATGCTTCCATTTCCTCTGCCCTCCGCTGTGCGGACTGTGCGGCTAGTTGCTTGTCTCTCTCTTTCAAGCGCTTTCTGATTTCTGTCTGCCATTCCTTTAGGTATTGATTTACTGTATCAAGATCAGGCTGGCGGTTATACTCGGAGCGTTTCTGGCGGACTGTACCGCCTGGCTCAATCTCAAGCGTATACCAAGCTGTCTTTGGATCGCGGCGCAGGAACAGTATATACGTTTCTTCCGTCTGGATGCGCTCGTAATATCTGTCTGATGCGCCGGCGCAATGATGCAGCTGGTGAGAATCATCTACGATATCCATCAGCGTGCATGGCGTGATTATCTGCCACCCATCGCCCTTGTAATCATAAATTCCTTTGATTCGGTCTAAGACTGCCTGTGCCTTTGGCCACTTTCGATTCATCGCTTCTGCCTCGTACTCAGCTTTTCTGAGTTCAAATTCTTGGACGAGCTGGTCATGTCGAAGCTTTAAATCTTTAGGGTTGTACACAATTTCATCTTGTGCATCCATCCCCATTCCCTTCGCCATTGATATATAATCCGTATACAGTTCGATTACTGAGTAAGGGACATTCTTGTTCAGAAGCTTCATCTGCCGTTTGATGAAGTTTAGGCACTTTTGAGGTGTCATATAGTCAAGCATCTCTTTGACTGAATTGGGTGTAATGTGTGCTGTTTCTAGTTCCTTTAGGGTTTCTGTCTTCAATGGTTCGTTTGGGTGCTCCATTCGCCATTGTAGCCACTCATGAATAATTGATCCTCCGTTTAACTGCTTGAGTCGCCCGATCGCATTTCGATCCAGCCCTAATATCTCCTCCGGTGTCTCGCCATGCAGATTCAGATTTTCATTATAGCCATAGTAAGCAAGCTTCGCTTTTGAATTCTGTTCGGCCAGTTTCTGCAATCCCGCCAGAACCAGTTGTGTGTAGACCGGTGTTCGCTTCTCCATAATCCAGTTGATTGGAAGTTTTGCCTTTCCGATATCCCACAATCTTGTCTCTTCATAGCCTGAAGTTTGCAGGACTTCCTCTGCCCCCACCGGATACAGGTAAGATGGCATCCAGCGACGGTTCCACGGGTTTCGATCCCACCAGTTATATAAATCGCGATAGTAAACCTTTCCTTCCTTGTAGGGCATCCATGTCCATCTAAGGATTTCTGTAAGGTCTACCGTTTTCCCAGTCTTATCCCACCGAACGTTGATTTGATAAAGACGTTCTGCCAAGCTGCCGTCTGACTGTCTCGAGAAGGCAGTGATATAGTCTTTCTGTTCCTTGCTCCATGTACGTGTGCTTACGATCACGGTCTTTCCCGCACACTGGAAGCGTTCTGAATGCTTGAATTTTCCAGTGTGCGGCTTTCCGCAAGCTGTACAATGATATTGTCCGTCTATGCGAAAAGCATATTCCTGAGGGGCAATTTCTTTTAGATACCAGTTTTTAATTTCATCCTGCTGATCCTTAAAGAGAGACATGTAGTTGTGAATTTTCTCAGCCTTTATCTCTTGCTTTCTGTAATATCGTGTCTTATCATAATAGGCTTCTGCATGTTCAATCAGACTCGCTACGCTTCCTCTGCGTCCAAAAAAACTTTCTATCATCTCCTCATCTTCTGGCGAAACGGTTAGATCAAGTGGCCATAAGCCACTTGAGTATCTGCCCGTGCTGCTCATCTGACTTACAAGCTTTCTTATGCAGCGCTCTCCTTTAAGTTCTGATACATGCTTTCCTGTCTTGTCGATAAAGTATTTTCCCTTGAAGGTCTCGGCATCCCATAAATGGAGCATCAACACATCTTTCTCTGTGTAAACACTAGCATATGCATCACATCCCTCGTACATCTCAACCGGAATTGCCATCAGATGTTTCTTGGCTGTTCTGTCCATGGTATTACCCCTTCCTCTGTAATGTGATACCAGCCGGGAGCTGCATCCCTGATTCCTCTCAAATTGCCATTTTTCAGATCTACCAGTATAACAATGCCCGTTTGCTGTGTTACTTTTGCCTTTGGATCATCCCCAACTACAATGAGAACTATGCAGTTCATCGACTGCATTCCAACGTTCCTGCACACGGTAAAGCTTCCGTGTCTTTCCTGAACGCGTGTTGGATGATCATACATATACAATGCGCACTCCATGGCATATTCCATCAAAGTTAACTGCTGTGCTGGAATCAGTTTAGTTGTGGAGATCTTGCTATCTACGCTGTCCTCATCAATATCGCCTACGGCTTCGCATCTCCAAAACTCATTTTTTCCGTCCCAAGAATAATAAGACAGGCAGTCCAACGGATCCTCTGCTGCATGGATCCCATTACGTGCACAATTAGCAATTGCCTCTGCGTTAACCTGACCTGGCTTATAATGATACTCCTTGCAGACCATACCCGGTCCAAATGCTTTATATACCGTCATAGCTTATCACCTCCATAGTATGCCTTGATAATTTCTCGTGCACGCTCTTTGCTGATATCTCCCATGTACACTGTTGGGATACCTGCTGCAGCTGCGATCTCATCTGGAAGCTTATAGCGTGTTCTTGATGCCTCTGCTACCAGTTTTCCCAGGTTCTCAGCCAGACTCTTCTCAGGATCGTGTGCTGCTTTCTGCAGCTTCTCATTTTGCGTGACCGTGTAGACAATCAGATCACGCATTCCGCTAAGTGTCGTGGAATGCGCAAGGTTAAGATGCTCAGACTCTACCTTGATTTTTCCTATTGCTGCTTCCACTGGAGTTGTAAACGTGTCCACTACTCCGTCTGCGTAATCTTCTGCATCTTCCTTCTCCAAGCCATTCTCCTCTGCTAAGAGGATAAGGGACTCAATGTCCCCCTCCATTTTCAATCCCTCTGCTGTCTTGTTCAGCTCCTCATAGGTCAATGGACCAAACTTATCAAACATGGTGTCTCCTTCCCTAATGTTCAGTTATTTTTTGCTATTCTTACTATCTTGCCTACTTCGCTTCGCCACCATAGTAATTTGCGATGATTTTATATATCTTCTTTTCCGGCAGATCCCCGATATAGGTAATTGGAGTCGGAAGGCCAGCAGCTTCTACAAGAACATTTGGCAGTCTATAACTGTCTCTAGCTGCTTCTTTGATAATCTGTCCATAGCATTCAATCAAATGCTTGTCTGGATTGTGTACGGGGATTCTCAACTTGCTATTCTCGATAAGTGCCTGAGTAACCACATTCTTCAGGCCATTCAAAATTTCAGATGACTCTGGTGATTTTGCAATCAAAGCCTCTGATTCCACACTGATCTTTCCGAATGCCGCCATAAATGGAGTTGCAAGCTTTCCCTCGATCGCATCCAGATAGCTGTCTACATCCAACTCATTTAATCCATTCTCCTTTGCCAGAAGTGTAAGTGATTTAATGTCTCCCTTATCCTTCAGCTGTTCTGCTGTACTCAGCAGCTCGTCAAATGTCATTGCTCCAAACTTATCAAACATTCTCGTTTACCTCCCCTAAGTAATACTCTTCGACGATCTCTCTTACTGACTTTTGTGATAAATCTGGAATTGCAAGCTTTCCCCATGATGTCAGATCCGGCAGTTTGTCAGGAGTCTGCACAAGTACCTCCATCAATCTGCACAGGCAATCCACCGCTGACTTATCTGCTCGCATTACTGCTTTCTGCAATTCTGTGTTATCTCTCACTACCTGGCGAAGCATGCCAATCATTCCGCAGATCATGATAGAGTCTCTTGAATCAATTCCATCCAGTTCTGCACGGAGTCTTCCCATCGCTGCATCATCAAGATATGCTAACTGCGACTTTCTTCCCTCCATGTACCACTCTGCGTCTACCATGCACAAGCCGTTCTCCTTGGCCAGTGTTACCAGCCCCTCCAGATCACCTTCCTGCTTGAGCAATGCTGCCTTTTCGTTCAGCTGCTCTAATGATGTCATTTTTCCATATGTATCGAACATCGTGTTCTCCTTCCCTGAAGCAGGAGCCATGCACCGTGATACAGTGTCTTTGTATTTGGTTCCTCGATGCCATAAAAGGCATTGAAACGGCCAATCAGGTGCACTATCTCCCTCTGCTCCTCATTTAATTTTGATTCAAAACGTTCCCATGTGCTTTTTCGCACAATTTCTTTCAGTTCTTCCCAGCTGTCCAGCCACGGCATTCCATTCTCAGCTTTATCCAGCTCATGCTCAGTGGTCTCCATTTGCCACCCCTTCCTTTGTATTCCATATAAACCACATGAGGAAATTTTTCACGGACAACCGCTGTCACCTCCAGCATTTCTGACTCTCCGATATCAAGATCGAATTTCATTTTGTCACCGATCTGTGTCTGTTCCTGCATCTTTTCTGCGCCTTCTTTCAGGTGACTTCTTTTTCTTGTTGTCTCCTGATAAAACTTTGTCTCCATCTGTGTCCTCCATACTGTCTATTGTTATTAACTTATAATACTGATACAGATATCCGCTCACCTCGGATACTCCTGATACCAGCGTTCCTTCCACGATTTTGTAGCCCTTTGGCGGTTTTGGTGTCTGTCGGAATGACTTTGCCTTTATCTTCTTTCTTTCCGGTTCAGGGTTGAGCAAATTACGGCTGCAGGTGTATCTCTGCTTTCTCGTACTCTCCGGATCCCGGAAGGTCTTCTCAGTCTCCTTGATCAGATACTCGGCAAGTGCTTCATAGTCTCCTGACTCATCTAATAGCTTCATGTCCGGTCGTCCATGTGGCCAGTTCTTTTTGAGCAGCTTTGGTGTCTCTGGCAATCCGTTCATAATAATGTGGTGATGGATACGCTTTCCCTGCCATTCTGTCACCACTATGTATTTCAGCTCACTTCCAAGCTTGCGGTAATCCTCTCTCATCCCTCGGATGAACTTGTCCAGCCGTCTCTTTGCCTCTTCCTGGCTAGGTGCATTCCCTGCATATGTCAATGTGATAAAGTAATCATCCTCTCCAAAGTTGGCCTCCAGCTTTCTGGCTAACAGCCTCTTTGCCTGAAGGTCATTCTCCTTCTTCTTTTGTTCAGGAGTCGGAGCTTTCCTCTCTGATCGCTTTTCCCCTTTGGCATACACCCTCCTTTGGTACTTCTCCACCCATACCGTTTTCCTGCAGCGGTATATCTTTTGATAGTACATATTTCCCCCTAAAGTTAGTGCCCTAATCAAGTCTCAACGGGAGGGAAAACCTCCCGTTTTTGCTTGCCTTTTCCGGCAGCTTCTGTTATACTTATATTGTATTTTTACTTGTGCCGCTGACTGGGTTTCCCGACCCGCAGCGGCTTTTTCAATGTACTGCTTATTCCATCGCCGCGGCTGACAATATGTAACTCTTCATCGGTCTCTGACAATACCAACCAGTCCGACCAGATCAGTCCGGCAGCCACGATAACTGCCTTCTGATCACGTGTCGGCTTTGTCGCTTTGCTCTTTCCCATTGTGATTCTCCTTTCGTTAAATCAGCGCAATAATCCATCCGATCATCACGCAGACCACCGACCATGCGATCATATTGACAGTATTTGCAATCGGCTGTTCCTCCTCTGCCGCTCTCTGCTCTTCCTCCTGCATCAGGTGACGCAAACGCATCTTGTTACGCTCTGGATCGCTCATAAAGCTTGGCACCTGTGGCGCACGGCTCTGATCCACCTCGTCCATTACAAATTCACCATTTACCTTTACAATTTCAAACATGATATTTTCCCTTTCTTCTTTAGCCTGAGTATCTAATATCAGCTGATTAAGCCTGCTTTAGAAGCATTGGCAGCAATAAGTTCCTCAGCTTTGTCTGCATACCATAGAAAAAACTCAGCTACTTTTGTAGCTCTCTTTTCCAACTCTTCACCAAAATACTCTGGTGTTGAATCATACATCTTGACACCATTCATGATGCCCATAAAACTCAGTCTCGGTCTTATCTGAGACTGATCTGGCTCGGGATTTCGTTCTACATACATATACTTTGTCTCCCTTTCAAGTTGTTACATCTTATGTCTTACTACTTGTCCTTTAAGACATTGTTTTAAGTTACGGTCGGCCAACCGATTCCCCCCTGCCGGAATCGGACCGGCAGTACACCATAGGGGATAAATTTCAATATATTTACATCTTGAATACACTCTGACGTACTGATCGTTATATGCATCAGCTGCTTTCTTACATGTCTCTTCATCCGCATGATCATAGATACCTGCACTCTGATGTCTACGCTTAACACGTATTGCTTCTTGCAGCTGTTGATCTAACTCACAAAGCTTTTCATACTCGGTCTTGGTTTTTGCCATAGCATCCTCGCTTTCTATAATTTGTAATTAGCTTCAAAATGATGCTTTAGCGCGTACATACATGCATCATGGGCTATTTCAGGCGTTCTATCTAGTGAATACTTTTTTAAAACAGCTGATAGATCAATTGCTACTGCTGAAAGTTTTCCATTCAACGCCTGATCTAGCCTTTTCTCATCTGTTTCTCTTTTGGAAGCATCTTTTTGTTGGCATTTGCTTATCATAGATTCTGTGCTCTGAACAAAGTCTTTCGTCCTGTTGCAAATACCGTCTACATAGCCATTCACTATATCAAAGTAGTGAGTGGCTAATATTTTTGTCGTAATCACGGATGCTACTGCAGAACATCCGATGCAAACTAATATCTGCATCCTTCACCTCCTTCCCTGACTTCTTGTCATAATTTGTAATTTTTTGATGACATTATTTTGTTGATACATGTTGCTTTTTCTCCTATACTGTATACACAGGACGTTGCAACGAACCCAGTACATAGAAAGGAGATCTTTATGCATATTAATGACAGCTTCGAATTTCTCAGATTTGTGAACAGTCATAACGCAAGAACCCTTATGCTCTCACCTGGTGGCACCTGCTCCGAGCTCACCAACTCAGCAGATGAACTATCTGGCTTTATTGAAGAGCTTACTGCTATGGGATACTTAAAGCGTTATATTCGTTCCTGTACTGTTACAGCGGCTGGAGTTAATGCTCTCCAGTAACTGAACGTGGAACCCGGAAAGATTTACTTTTCGGGTTCTCCCCACTTTACAGGACCATCAATGTTTAATTCTGTATCACACTCCTGCACATCAGCAACGAGTGTTACTTCTGCAAACTCTTTAACATAACCCTTCTCATCTTTTCTTAAATCCATCTTGATCTGAATGCTCTTTACACCCTGCATCTGTTCACCGTTTAACGATACTTCTCCAGTTCTTGAATTTAATGTAATCTTTGCCATAACTTTCTCCTTCTTTTCTTGATTCGTTTTTCATCTTTTACGCCGTCTTCACAACTCCTCCAGTTGCTAGATCAAGGCCGATCTTTACACCACGTAGCAGTGCATCAAACTCCTTAGCCTGATCTGCTGTCAGGGTCTTGGCGAAGCTCAATACATCTTCTGCTTCTTTCTTACTGTCTGTTGGGAGAAGTAAGCCTACAATTGATTTGTTTTCTGTCATATTGGTTTTCCTCCTTGTTTTTATTTACAAGTGATTTGTTTATTTTAACTAGTCACTTGTATTTCGCCTTTATAATATACCAGTAACTTGTATTTGTCAACTGTTTTACTAATATTTCTATTGACTTTTATACAAGTCACTGGTATTATTTCAAATGGGAAGGAGGTGAGAAATCAATGACTATCAATGAGCGAATCAAATATTTTAGAAAAGAGATTGAAAAGAAGAGTCAAAAACAATTTGCAGAAGACCTAGGAGTTACTCAATCTGGCGTGAGCTATATGGAACAACAAGGCTCAACCGTTGCGGATCAAACTATAAAGTTGATTTGTTCTGTCTGTGGCATTCGTGAAAAATGGCTGCGAACCGGTGAAAAGCCTATGTACAAGACTCAAGAAACTTTTGATCTCAATAAGTTTGCAAAAGAACGCGGTGCATCTGATTTGGATTTAAAGATTGTTAAAGCCTACTTTTCGCTAGATCCGAAGATCCGGAAGATGCTTCTTGAACACTTTAGGGCTGAACTACTGGATGGTGAGCATCCGAAAACACCTGAGGAACTTGAAAGCCAATACAAAGTCGAAGACGCTGGCTGATCGGGCTGGGGGCTGGGTAACGCACCCAGCCTTTTTTATTTAATTGAATATTATGACTTTACACTTACCAATAAAATTCTTGTTGTAGTACAATGTATGATTCGACCTGTAGTATAACGCATATACATATGTGTATCTGTAGTAAACGTATTTTTTTATCATATCAATCACCCTGCCCTTTCATAGCTGGGTGCCGATCTCTATATTATAATTTTAACTGTTTAAGTAATACTAGCAATTATTTCACTTTCATATTGGGAACATCCTTTTATTCTATCTAAATTACTTTACTTTTGGTGTTGTGTGTAGTATTTTATATTTAGCAACAGTTCTAAGGAGGTTATAATGAATATCATTCAACAAAATTATGCAACAGTTCTGCTTTTAAACTTTCATAAAAAAGCTGAACTACTTCCCGATGTTTATCCGCTTTACTTCAAGTATGAATGTGACTTGGATAATCCTCGCTCATTGCACTTGCAACTAATTAAGAATGGACTTCTTGTTCCATCTCCCGCGTCAGAATTTTTTGCATCATTAAAGGTAACTGACTTAAAAAATCTTCTCCAATCCTATAATCTAAAAGTTTCTGGTAAAAAGGGCGATTTAATATCAAGAATTCTTTCCAGTTTAGACAACACAGAAATTCAAAAGATTTTGCAAAGCAATAGTCCACACTATTCTTTGTCCTCAAAAGGTCAATTGTTTTTGAGAGAATACGAAGACTATGTTCAATTTCATCGCTATTCTTCTTTATCTGTAAAAATTCAAGAATATGATAAATACAGATCTCTTCTCCATTCTAGCAATTGCGAAGAAATTTTAATTTACATTTTTAAAGAAAAAGAAAATTCAAATAAATATCATCTCTTTTATCATACTGCATTATACCAATTATATGACACAATTCATGACTCGCTTAATGCTTTATGTGAATTTCTGACCGTTAAATATTTTATGGTTAACTATTCAGATGCACAAAAATGGTTAGCAGACGATCTTAAATATCTTCCTTTTGCAGAAATTGCGCAAAATATCTATGTATCGCAAAAAGCTTGCCATGTTGTTACCCCTGACGATGCTGAGTATCTTTCTCAGCACCTAGGTTTTGATCTAAAGGCAATAATTAATACTATATACAAAGAATATCCATTAACATACACATTGTTTTCAAAGAACGACTTTTTATGTATGTTATCTGAAATGCAACAAATT